CGGTCGGGAGACCACCCTGCCCGCCGGAGATTGCCGGCGATCCGGTGTTGCAGGCGCGCTGGAACGAGCTCGTGACGACGCTCACGGCGAGTCGCGTGCTGACACCCGATTGCGGCGCCGTCCTGGCGTGCCTGACGGTGGCCGAAGCGGACTATCGGTCGTTTCTCGCGCGGTGGATTACCGACGGGCGCCAGCCGGTCATCGCGTACGAGTTTCAGGATGGTGAGGGAGTGGTGCGGCGGCGGATGGTCGCGAACCCGCTCGTGCGCATTCTGCGAGATCAGGCGCGCCTGGTTGTGCAACTCGCCACCGACTTCGGCCTCTCGCCGGCGTCCGCCTCGAAGGTGCAGACGCAGGGCAGTGAACCGGATCCTGGCTTCGACGCCTTCCTGGCCGGGCCGACGATCGTCCCGTTCGCGAAGCGCAAAAAGGCGTAGCCGGCGATGTAATGGATTCCTCGACGTGGAGCGACACATCCAGCACCACGCGTCGACCGGCGAGTATCTCCGGGTCTGGATCCATGACGTCGAGGTCACCGATCGCTGTGTCATTGCGGATGATCGGGAGGGCTATGTCGTGCTGCTCTGTCGGGACCCCGCCACGCACCAATGGGATCGCGTAACCGGCCCGCCGCATCTCCTCCCCGATCACGACGGCAAGCCTTGCGAGCATCGCGTCCTCGGGCCGGTGCGCGTCGTGCCGGAGCGGCGCCCCGCCTACGGGAACCCAGCGATCCCGTAACCGCCTACGCGCGCGCCGTGCTGGCGCGGCGGCCGGCGCTAGTGGCGACCGGCATCCGCCTCGCCTGCGCGCGCCATCTTGACGATCTGCAGCACGCGCCGGCCCGCGGCTACACCTGGTCGCCAGCGCATGCGCGCTGGGCCATCAGCTTCTTCCGCCACCTGACGCACTGGAAAGGCCAGTGGGCCGGGCAGCCGTTCCGCCTGCAGCCGTTTCAGCAGTTCATCGTCGGATCGCTCTGGGGCTGGCGCGACGCGCGCGGGCGCCGCCGGTTCAGGAAGGCCTGGCTCGAGCTCACGCGCAAGCAGGGCAAGTCGACGCTCGCCGCGGGCCTGCTGCTGCTCGCGACGTTCTTTGGCGGGGAGCCCGGGGCCGAAGGCTACTGCGTCGCAACGGCGCGGAAGCAAGCGCGGATCGTCTTCGAGTGCGCGCGGCAGTTCGTCCTGCGATCACGCCCCCTGGCGGCGCGGCTATTCGCCGGGCAGCATGCGATCGCGCATGACGCGACCAGTTCGAAGATCGAAGCCATCAGTAAGGACACGCCGCAGCAGCAGGGCCTGAACGCCTCGGTCGCCGTGATGGACGAGGCGCACGCGTACCGCACGAGCGAGTTGATGGACGTCGTCGAGACGTCGATGGGCGCGCGGCAGGAGCCGCTCGTGATCTACACGACGACGGCGGGCGTCGGCCAGGAGTCGATCGGCTGGCGGCTGCACGACTACAGCCTGCAGATGCTGCAGGGCCTGCTGCCGAACGACGATAGCTGGTTCGCGTTCATCGTCGCGGCCGATCCGACGGATGACTGGACGAGCCTGGCGACGTGGCGAAAGGTCACGCCGAATCTCGGCGTCACCGTCTCCATCGAGTTCTTCCGGGCCGAGTTCCGCAAGGCGCGCGAGCTGATCACGGCGCAAAACGCGTTCAAGCGGTACTATCTCAATTTCTGGGTCGAGCAGGCCGAGCGCTGGCTCGATATCACGCTGTGGGATCGGTCAGCCGCGGCGCCGCGGGCCTTCGGCTCCCGCGTCGTCTACGGCGGCCTCGACCTGGCGGCCACGCGCGACCTGACGTCGCTCGTCTGGATTGCCGAGGACGAGGACGGCATCGTCGACGTCCTGTGCCGGTTCTGGATTCCGGAGGCGGTGCTTAAGAAACGCCGCGACGAGGTCGTCCAGGTCAGCTACCGGCAGTGGATCAAGGACGGCTGGCTGACGGTCCTGCCCGGCGACACGCTCGACTACGCCGCGATCCGGACCGCGGTCCTGGCGGACACGCGAACGTACGGCGTCGCGGAGCTCCGGTACGATCCCTGGAACGCGCAGCAGCTCGCCGGCGAGCTCGAGGCGGAAGGCGTCGTCATGGTGCCGCTGCGGCCCGGGTACCCGACGCTGCACGATCCGACGTCCGCGCTCGGCGAGCGCGTCACGGCCGGCACGCTGCGGCACGGCGGGCACCCGGTGCTCAGGTGGAACGCGAGTAACATGGTGGTCACCCGCGACCCGGACGGCCGCCTGAAGCCGGATCGCAAGCGGGCTACCGAAAAGATTGATGGGGTGTACGCATTGATTCTGGCCCTCGACGGCTTGAACCGGGCGACCGCTCCAGGCACGGCCTACGACGATCACCGGCTGATCGTGCTGCCCTCGCAACCCGCCGCCGACGAGGACCTCTGGACATGAGCACGCCCAAACGGCCGGATCCGTCCGCGCGCGGCTATCGCATTCGCGAGCTCGCCGCCCGCGAGCAGGTCACGACGCGGACGGCCTGGCGCTGGGTCGAGAAGGGCGTCCTCGAGGTCTCGCGGCTCGGGCCGCGGACGGGCGTCCGCGTGCAGTACGTCGATCCGGCGGACACGGACCGGAAGCGACAGTAAGCGACAGTAAGCGGCATTCCTTCCGGCACCCTCTAGTCAGACCCGGGCCCGCCCGGCGACGCTGCCCGCGGCGTGGCCGCCCTTCCCCTTCTCACGCGCGCGACGAACACGATCCGCCGGGTCTGGGGCCCGTGGCGCGCCACGTACGAACCGATCGCGCTGAATCTGACCTACTCGGTCCTGCCGGAATCGGTCAGCGGCTCGGCCTGGACGCAGACGTACGCGGACCTCTATCGCCGCGAGCCCGCGGTCCGGACCTGCGTGGACTTCCTCGCGCGCAACATCGCGCAGGTTGGCGTGCACATCTACCGCCGCCTCGAGGACGACAGCCGGATCCGCGAACGCGATCACGCCGCGGCGCAGCTGCTCGCGCATCCCAATCCGCTCGAGACCGCCTACACGTTTCTCGAGCGCACCGTCCAGGACCTCGGGATCTATGGCGCGGCGGTCTGGATCAAGGTGCCGACCGGCCGGCGCGATCGCCCGCTCGACCTGTACGAGCTCTCGCCGGCCAGCATTAAAGCGCGCTGGGAATCGCTCGCCGGCCAGCAGCGGCAGCGCGTCTATGACCTGACCTGGCCCGATGGCCGCGTCGAGACCGCCGCGCGCGATCGCCTGGTGCTGTTCCAGTTCTATGACCCCAACGGCGGGCTCGGGCTGTCGCCGCTCGAGACGCTGCGGCCGCTGCTCGCGCAGAGCCGCGCCGCGCTGCGGTACCAGGAATTCTTTTTCCGGAACGGCTCGCGCATGTCGGGCGTGATCGAGCGGCCCGCGGGCGCGCCGCGCTGGACGCCCGAGCAGAAGACGCAACTGCTCACCGACTGGCACGCCCAGTACAGCGGCCCCGAAGCCGCCGGCCGCACGGCCATCCTCGAAGACGGCATGACCTACAAAGGCATGTCGTACTCGGCCGAGCAGTCACAGCTGAACGAAACGCAGAAGCTCGCGCGGGAACAGGTCGCGGCGCTGTTTCACATCCCGCTGACGATGGTCGGGAACCTCGAGCATGCGACGTTCTCGAACATGGGCGAGCAGCACAAGCAGCTCTATCAGGACTGCCTCGGCCCGTGGTTCTCGATGTTCGAGCAGGAGATCAACCGCGGGATCCTGGCCGGGTTCACCGACAGCGCAAACCTGTACGCCGAGTTCAACATCGCCGAGAAGCTCCAAGGCTCCTTCGAGGAGCAGGGCCAGGCGCTGCGGGCGACCTGCGGCGCGCCGCCGATGACGATCAACGAAGGCCGCGCCCGCCTCAACCTGCCGCGCATCGACGACGCGATCTACGACCGGCCGATTCTGCCGCTGAACACCGACGTCGGCCAGGCGGAAGCCGCCCGCGCGGAAGCCGTGGCGGCGAAGCCGGCCGCGCCGGTGGTGCACTGACATGGCGATCGAATTCAAGAAGGCCGTGCTCGAGGAGCCGGTGGATGCCAGTGGGCAGTTCGTCGCGCGCGTCGCCGCGACCGGCAACGTGGACGCGTACGGCGACCGGATCGTGCCGGGAGCCTTCGCCGACACGCTGGCCGATTGGGAAGTGCGCGCCGCGAAGATTCCTGTCGTCTATGCGCACGCCTGGAGCGACCCGAACGCGTTGATCGGGCATGTCCTCGAGGCGCGCGAGGACAGCGCTGGCCTCATCGTGAAGGCGCAGCTCGACCTCGAGCACGCCCCGGCCGCCCACATCTTCCGCGCGATGCAGGCGCGGGCCCTGGTGGAGTTCTCGATCGGGTTCCAGGCGAAGGCCTTTCAATTCGTGCGCGACAACGAGCAGGGCCTCGTCCGTGAGCTGACCGCGGTGGACCTGATCGAAGTCGGGCCCTGTCTCATCGGCGCGAATCCCGAGACGACGCTGCTCGCCACGAAGGCCGGGCGCGTGATCTCGCGCGCGAACCTGACGCGCCTGCAGACGATGGCCGACGAGCTCGCGGCGTTCGTCACCGATCACGCCGCCGCGGCGGATCCGCCGCCCGCGCCAGAGGAAGTGAAAGCCGTCCCGGCACCGGTGATCGTCGTGCCGGATCTCACCTGGCTCGGTCCTATCGAAGCGTTACTACAGGAGTCCCGACGATGAGCACGCTGCATGAAGATTTGCGATCGGCGCTGACGGAGATCCGGAATCTGGGGCGCGTGCGCGTCGAGGACAATCGCGACCTGACGACCGAGGAACAAACCCGCTTCACGAACGCCGAGACGAAGGCGAAGGAGCTCGGTGGCCGGCTGCAGGCGCAGAAGGAAGCGATCGACTTCGCCGAACGCTACACCGGGTACTTGAGCGAATCCGGCGTGGCGCTCGAGCCGGCCGGCAAGGGCCGCTCGTCGGTCGTCGATCCCTTCGCGGGGATGTCGCTCGGCGAGCAGTTCGTCAGCGCGCCGGAATACAAATCCTGGCGCGGCGCGAACCCGGCGACCCGCGGCCGCCTGCGGATCGATTCCGAGTTCAAGGCACCGCCGACCGTGGCGCCCGCCGGCGGCATTCTGCCCGGCGCGATCGTGCAGCCGAGCCCGCTCGAATCGCTCTGGCGCCGGGTGGCCTCGCTGCCCGCCCAGGGCCGCACCGATGCCGGCGCGGTGCCGGTGATCACCGAGCCCACCTT